GAGAGGCGCCCAGACAGCACGACGCGGCGCTCCTCGTAGGTCGTGCCCTCCACCCAGCGGGCGAGCTCGCCACGCGCAGAGGAGAAGTCGTCGCCGGCTGCGATGCGCTCGGCGATGCTCTGCCCAGGAGGCGGCAAGAACTCAATCGGGATCGAGAGCTGCCCCACCGAATCGCCGAGCAGGGAGATCGCCTCGGTGAGCTCGACCGCGTCGAGTCCTGCATCGTACTGTAGAGACGTCCCCGCCTCGGTCACGACGTCAAGCTGATCGTCGGCCAAGCGGATCGTCAGCCCGGCCCATTCGACGGTCAAGAGCCAGTGAATGCGCCGCCCCGCGACGACCGACGGATAGAGGCTCATGCGCGCACCGCATGACCGGTCGGCCCGGTATGGCTCGTCCTCGCCAGTTCACGCGATAGACGCCCACCTTGCCGGATGGTCTGCGCCACCGAGCGGTCGAGCACTCGATGCCCGAGGCGCATCTCAAGGATCGACACGCTTGGCGCGCCCATCGCGCCGGCTTGCCGCTGGAGCTCACCGGGGTCCTTCGCCGCGGCGAAGTAGTCTCCGGCTGCGAGGCTCACGGCTCCTCGGCTCGACATCTGCATCACGCCTGGCGTGTCGGCGAAACTCGGCGGCGGAGAGGATGCGATAGCCGCGACTTGTGCAGCTCCGGCGACGCCGGCGGCGGCGGCGGCGATAAAGCTAGCGGGCGGCGGGAGCGTCAGCGCTGAGGAGACAGCCAGCGCGGTGTTCACAGCGCCCTCGGCGATGGCTGCCGCTTTTTGGACGGCGAAAAGTTGGAGCGCCGCGTCTTTGTTCGACTTCCCCTGCTCCTCCGCTGCCGTTCCCGCGGCATCGGCGATGCTCCCGAACAGACTAGCGGAGGCGCTCGCCGTCGCCTCGGTCACTCGCCGGCGCTCGGCGAGCTCGGCGGCCATCTCCTCAATGCGCTTCTGGTGCGCGGCCTCGTGGATGCCGTCGATCTTCTGCGCTGCCTCGGCCTCGAGCGCTACGAGGGCATCGACCCGCGCCCGCTCGATAGACGCGAGCTGGCCAGCGTTCCCGACAGAGGCCTCGACCTGTCGAGCGGCTACCTCGTTGATCTTCTCGGCCTGTCGCTGGAGTTGCGCCTCCACAGCGGCCTCTCCCGTAAGACGCGCCTCCGTCGCAGTGCGCGCGGCCTCCTCGAGAGAGCGAAGGCTCGTGAGATACGAGGCATTCTGCGCGAGGACTTTGTTTTCCTGCTCCTCGACCGCCGCGAGCATTTTGACGAGGTCGCTCTCAGCCTCGGCGCGAGCTCGCGCGGCGGCGGCGGCGGCGAGGCTATCGGTCGCCGCTTTGCGCGCCGCCTTGGCCTTTTCCTCCTCGGACGTGATGAGCAGCTCGTTACGGTCCTTCGTCGTTTGGACCTGAGTCTCAAAAGCGGAAAGCGCCGCCTGCGCCGCCTTGAATGCGGAGGCGTCCTCTCCAAATGCCCCGGTGAGCTTGCCCTTCTCAAGGTCACGCTGCGCGGTGAGGAGCTTGCGTTGCGCCTCGGCGGCAGCGTCGATCTCGGCGTTGCTTTTGCGGATAAGGATGGTCTGCTTCTCAACCGAGCCGCTTGCGACGCCAAACGCGTCGCCGACCTCACTCTGCTTTTTTGCCCATTCGGCCGCGGCGGTCGCGGCCTCGGTAGCGCGATCCGATGCTCGCTTGTTTGCCGCCTCGGCGGCCTCAAGTTCGGACGAGAAGTAATGCCAAGCGCCGCCCAACGCGGCGACGGCGATCCCCACCGGTGCCAGCACGGCGAGCACGGACGAGAGCGATACCCCGAGGCCGGTCGCGCTGGCTGCAGCGACCTCGCCAGCATCGGCCATATCGGCTACCGCACGCGCGGCCCCTCCGGCACCAGGCACGAGCAGGTCCAGCACACCCGCGAGCTTCCCAGCGTTGCTGCCGAGCGCGCCTGCTTTGTCTCCGAATTTTGAGGCCGAGGCCGACGCCGTATCAAGCGCATCGCGCGCGTCGTCACCGGCGCGTTTAGCCGCCTCGGCGGCGCTCTTACTGGCCGCGGCGGCTTGCTTGCTCGCCTTTTCCGCAGCCTTGATCGACTTGTTGAGGTCGGCCGCCATCTTGGTCGCGACGTCCGACGTAATGCCGGGGATCTCGGCGAGTTGCCGTTTCAGCGTCGAGAGGTCGGCGGCTACGGTAAGGTCGACGGTTGCCATACCTCCCTCCTATCGCTGTCGCAGCTTGTCGGCGGCACGTTGTAGCGCGCTGTCGAGCTCGTTGCTGCGCGAGGCGATCATCTTCTTGCCATCTCGCAGAACAAGCTGGGACCAAAGGGTTTTCCCGTCGCTCGCCAGCGGGTTCCGCATGACGTAGACAAGATTGATGGGTTGCCCGTCCACGTAGCGGCTTGCTTTGACGTTGCTGGGGAGCTTCCCAGTACGGCGGAACTCCGACATCAAATGGGCGTATTCGTCCGCTGTTACCTTTCGCGATACCGTGGACAACGGTCCGGGACTATGCACGACATAGCTCCGCTTGTCGTCTGACGAGACGATCGCCTCAAGCTTTGTGCCTGCTCGAACGCGAAGGTCAGTGCGGAGCGCGGTGCCCGTCCGCCCCGTGCGCTTGCGGACGCGCGTATACCACTCGGCCTCGGCGTGATGCTCGGCATCATCGGCGATATCCACCAGGAGGGCGCCGACCTCGGAGGCGACTAAGCCGAGAAGCTCGCCCATGGTATGGTCGATCTTGCGGTCGTCTACCGTCACCTTCGCGCTCATTCGAGCCCCCAGAAGGCGAGGGCATCTCGCGAGCCCTGTGCCTTAGATCCGCTCTTGTTCGCTGCGGCAGCGCTCGTATGCTTCGCGCGCCACCAACCGAGGACGCGCTCTTGCGTCTCAATCGGCCATCCGTAGAACGCCTCCGGGTCGCCGCAGTAGGCGAGGCCGATCTCCAGCGCTACAGCGTCGAGGCCCCCGTCGTCGGAACGGTAAAATCCGCAGCGGCAGCTACGCCCGCCTCCGTGGGCGTCGAGGCCGTAAGGAGGTCTACCGCAACGCTCGCTGCAGCCCAGATGTCCGCCTCAGGGATTCCAAGGGCGTGCAGCTCGTCGACGACCGCGCCGCCGTAGGCGCACGCATCGTGCTGGTGTGCGCGGAGCGAAGCCTTCAGCGGCTTCCCACCCCAGCACACTCCAAGAGCCGCACCGAGCCCCAGGAGCGGGCTCTGCAGCAGAGCCACCGCAACGACGCGCCCCAGCGCAAACGAGGGCGGCGCGCGGAGCGTGATCGAGTGCGTCCCGAGCTGCACGGTGCGCGTCTGCATCAGCTCGCCGTGATCGCGCCGTACACCGTGCCCGAAATGGAGATGGTATCGGGATCTCCCTCGGCGATGGAGGCGGAGAGGCGCACATCGGCCATCGTCAGGACGTGGTCGGCGCTGTCGCCAAAATTCGTCCCTTCGACGGTGAATACCACACGGTACGTCATGGCGTCAGCGTTCGCACCCAACGTCGAGACGGCCGCCGCAAACGCGCCGGTCTTGCGGACAGCGTCGTAAAGCGTTTTGTTGGTCGCGTCGGAAAGGTCGGTGAAGTTCGCCGAAAAGTTGAACGTCGGGAAGGTCCGGTTGGTCTTGCGGAGGCTGCCAAACTCGCCACGATCAAGGTAGACCGTCGTATCGGTCAGGCCTTCGTTGATTCCGTCGATCGAGAAGTCGCCTGCCTCGTATTCGACGGTCATCGTGATCGCGGTCGGAGTGGTGCCATCGGTGATCGTGATGGTCCCATCGCGGAAGTTCTTGACGACACTGGAGATCGGCACGGTCGCCTCCTACTGGAGCGGCAGAGTGTGGACGATGCGGAAAGCTACTACACCTGTAACCCACTCGCCCGCGTCGTTGACAATGCGAGAAGCCCCGACGAGTTGTACCTTGTACGTCCCCGGCCACGTCGACCCATACGCCATCAGCGTCTGAATCACGGCCTGCTCGCCGTCGAGCGCGTCGTCGTAGCTATCGCTCATCGCCTTGGGCGCGAGCCTCCACGAGTAGCGCACCTCGAGGCTCGTCTCCACGAGTGTCCCCTCCGACGGGCGCCCGCGGTACTGGCGCGTGTCGTCGGTGCTGGTCGGATGCACAACAAAGCATTTATGGGCCAGGCTGTCGGCATCTCGTCCAAAGTTATCGGGCGCGACACGCGACTCCTTCCACCCGTCGAGCGTCAGAATGCGCGCGGTGCAGTCCTCGCGGAGCTGGCGGACGGTCTTACCCATCAGTGGCCCCGCCCATTCGTCCAGATTTGCGAGCTCGCCGCCTTCTTCTTCCTCGGGTCGACGCGGTTGTCGTCGGCCTCGTCGTAGGTGAACCGAAGCGCGCCATAGGTCTGCTCAAAGCTGGTCAGGTAGTGCGCGGCGAGGGCCTGCCAGCGCCCGCCGTCGCCAGCCGACGTGCTGTAGTCGATGAATACCAGGTGAAGCGCCAACATCAGATGGCACTCGCGGAGTGCGCTCGGCTGAATCACGAGGTACGGCCGACGGCCCGCGCCGATGAGGCGGGTACAGATTGTGAAGAAGGCCTCGTCAATGTACGGTTGATAGCTCGCCGCGGCGCCGAGGAGCGACGGGAGGTCGCTGTGCCGCTGGGTGAGGTCGTCTTGCGAGATCACAGGGTACAACGTACGCCGACAGAGCGCCGCGTCCTGTCGAAAGGTGTGCGTCACGCCGTCGGGCATGAGCAACGCCCACTCGACCAGCCATCCCTCGCCAAGTGCCTCCGCCGTCGTCGTCGCGCCCGTCAGGGAGTAGGTGGCGATGGTCGCCACTGTCACGGAGGAGGTCACGAGAACCGTGCCGTCAGGCCGATAGATCGTCACCGTGCCGCTCGTCGGCGTCGCCGTGGCGCCGGCGCGCGAGGTCGGACACGAGATCGTCTGCGTCCGCCCACGTTCGAGCGTCTCCGTCGAGCGGAATCGAGCGCTGTAGACCGTTTCGGCGAGCGACATAGCAGGCCTCCGTCAGTGCTTTCTATCGCGCTCGGCGCGGTCCTGACGCAACGCCGACTCTTGCGCGGCCTTGCGTGCCTTGTCCGCTGGCATTCCGCTCTCGCGTAGTTGCCTGGTCATGCGATCCATCGCCTCGCGATAGCCTGGGCGCTCGCCGCTCACGCGCGCCCCCGCCGCGCCTTGGGCGCTTCCTCGGCGTAAAGCTTTGCCTTCGCCGTGTGCATTTGCTCGAGACGCGCCTCCTCGATGGTCAGCGCGGTCGCCGTCGCGGGCTGAGTAATGACCTTCGAGCGGAGGTCGTCCACCTTCCGGGTCTGGTCGGCGATGATGAGGTCGATAAAACCCACGTCAGGAGCGCGGAGAGTCCCATCCTCGAGGAGCCGACGGCAGAACGCCCAATAGCCCTTTGCGTCAGGCCGGAGCTCCATCGTCCCGGCGAACACGTGCGGTCGCTCCCATTTGGAGAGATGCACGAGGCCGCGGTGTCCTTCGTAAGCGATGCAGTAGCCGCCGGGCTCGGACTCCCACGGGATGATCGTCCAGCCCTTGCGCCGGTACGACAGCTCCGCTTGGTCGACGTTTCCATCCTTGTCGACCCGGTTTACGCCAGGATCGGCGTGCATCTTCGTGAGCATCGGAAGCCACTCGCCGTCGATGAGCTGCCACTTTGCGGGATGGTGCATGTACCAGAACACCGGGACGGCGTCGGTTGGGAGCACCTCGCGCATCGAGCCGGGGCGTTGCGCCGCTCGTCCCTCGATTTGTCCACCGCCGGAAGTCTGAAACGTCGCGCTCATTTGTGGGCTCCTACGCAAAGGGCGTCGAGGTACACTAAGCACCCCGACGCCCACGCGCTACGACGCTGTGTCGTTTACGGAGTGGCCTTGGAGAGAATGCTCACGCCCTTGAGGTCTTGGATCTCGGCCACGCCTGCAAAGGCGCTGCCGATCACCTTGGTCAGACCCGAGGCGGCATCACGCTCGAGCTCGACCACGACCTGGGACCCTGCCGGAAGCATGATCCCACCCGCGCCCATGATCGGCGCCGGGGTGCCAGTCGCGTAGCCGAGGCAACCCGAGGCGACCATCATCCCGAGCCGGTCGGCGGCGGCGTTGGCCGTCGGCACGGTCGAGGAGACGTAGAGGTCGACGCCGAACAGGTTGCCGCGGTAGCCCTGGCCCTTCGCCGCGATCTGGTCCTGCGTCGCCGCGACGTACTGGCCGGGGCCAGTCTCGGAGCGGAGCGAGTTGATCAAATGGTTGATCTGCTGCGGCGCCAGGACGGCCGTGAATACGCCGTCGTTGGAGTTGAGCTGGAGCTTGTAGATGGCGTCAAAGAAGGTGGCCACGGTGAGCGCCACCGTGGTCGTCCCCACGCTCTGGGAGAGCCCCGAGGACAGCGCGGTCAGCATCTGGGTAAGGCGGAGGCCGAACGACATCGCCATCGCGTCGGCGAGACCCTCGACCCCGACGCCACCACCCGCGATCGGGTTGGTCGCGTTGGCAAGGTCGGTGATGTCGTAGCGCAGCGCCTGGCGAGCAATCGTGATGGTCACGCCGGCCGAGGTGATCGACGTGTTGGCGACGCTCACACCGTCAGCCGCAGCCGCCATCAGGTCAGTCCCGGCGAGTCCGATGACTGGCACTTGGAGCGCCGAGGACCCGCTGCCGTTGAGCGAGCCGTAGTTCGCAAACACCAGGCTCTTGTAAAGCTCGGCACGGTCGGCGAGCTTCATCTCGATCATCTTGTGCAGGACGGCGGAAACGCGGGCATTTCCGCTGAGGGCGGCAAAATCAATATTGGCCACGGTGGGCCTCCTGTTTCACTGGGAGGTTACCGCGCCTGTCGCTTTTTACGGGAGCTCGACCAGATCGGAAGAGCGT